CACCCGACGGCCGGCAACAACAGTGGATACCTATCATCAGGCACCAACACGGACGACCAATCCGCAGCCAGCGCCACGGGCGACCAATCCGCAGCCAGCGCCACGGGCGACCGATCCGCAGCCAGCGCCACGGGATACCAATCCGCAGCCAGCGCCACGGGCGACCAATCCGCAGCCAGCGCCACGGGCGACCAATCCGCAGCCATCGCCACGGGCGACCAATCCGCAGCCAGCGCCACGGGATACCAATCCGCAGCCAGCGCCACGGGCGACCAATCCGCAGCCAGCGCCACGGGCGACCAATCCGCAGCCAGCGCCACGGGACACCAATCCGCAGCCAGCGCCACGGGATACCGATCCGCAGCCAGCGCCACGGGCTACCAATCCGCAGCCATCGCCACGGGCTACCGATCCGCAGCCAGCGCCACGGGATACCTATCCGCAGCCATCGCCACGGGATACCTATCCGCAGCCAGCGCCACGGGCGACCAATCCGCAGCCAGCGCCACGGGCGACCAATCCGCAGCCATGGGGGCAGGTTATGACAATAAGTCGATGGGAAAAAATGGATGCGCTATTTTTCTAGTTGAGCGTGACGGTAATTACAATATTATCAACGCGCGTGGTTTTGTAGTTGGTCGTGATTGCAAATCAGATCAATGGTATAAACTCGTTGATAATGAACTGGTAGAGGTTGAATAATGCCATATACACACGAAACCCGCACGTTTAAGGTTGAAATCGAAGTCACTGCCCGCGCGCATATTGAGACTGGCGGCGGGTACAGTGACGAACCGCCTTGGGCTGAAATCCAAGAAATCGAGATTGACTATGTGGAGGTTGGGGGAGAAAAGATCGGGAACCTGTGTTTCAGAATTCGTGACGCATTAACAAATCTAGCATATGAGGAATTCGCGGCATGACCCCACTACCATACGATTACAGCAGATGCGTGACGCCGTGTGTGCTATCTGAACAATGCCGCCGCACAACGCCGGGACATCCGACATATCAGGTTTATACTGCATTCAAAGGCGGATTGGATTGCGACGGGTTTTATCCTGAAATTGAGGTAAAGAAATGACGCGAACTCATGAAGATGTAACCGCCGATATCAAGGCCACGACTGCCAGACTAAACTCACTGGCGTCTGAATTGCCGGACAATAGCTTTGTGCAATTTTCAATAGGTGAAATCCAATCACCTTACAAGAACGCGAACGGGTACATCACTGCAACTGTCGGGGAATTTAAATGATCAGCCTGCAAAAACACAAACAACACGATAAGGCGCGGGCTTTGAAAAACGCCGTGATGGGAATTGATGGCATTGCACAAAACCAGCCGGGGACTGTGATCGAGTATCATCGCGGCGATTGGGCTGATAACATTGGACTAACTGCGGTTGGCAAAATGGCGATGGAACTGTATAAACTAGGTCGGGTGCGGTTGTTTCAAACGCCATTGCCGGGCGATTGTCATTCGTATTTGGTGGTGGTGCGATGATCCTAAAAGCCAAAAAACTACACCCCAACGCGGTATTGCCGAAATATCAATCAATCGGCGCGGCTTGAATAATACTAAATGACGTGATAGTCTAAATCCTTCGCCATATATAGGGTAGTTATGGAATATTCATTCGAAGAGCAAATGGCAGTTCAGGGTCTGCGTTACGCGCAAGAAATTGCACATAAAACAGCTACAGATGCTGGGTGGTATACGGACCCAAAGACAGGCAATCCTATCGCGCGCAACTTTGGAGAGGTCGTAGCTCTCATGCATAGCGAATTGTCAGAGGCACTAGAGGCTGATCGCAAGGGTCTGAAAGACGATAAACTTACAAACCGAGACGGGCGAGAAGTGGAGTTTGCAGATTGTATTATTCGTATTCTTGACACTGCCGCCGCAATGGGAATGGATATTGCGGGCGCGTTTGTTGAAAAAAACCGATATAACAAAGAACGTGCAGATCACAAATTGGCAAATCGCAACAATGAAGGCGGGAAGAAATACTAACGATGATTAGTATTAATTGCGTATGTTGTGGAAATACTTTTACAGTAAACAATGGCAGAAAAAATACAGCTAAGTTTTGTTCTAGGGTTTGTAGTGATACACATCCTAGAACAAAAAACTTTGCTAATTGCATTAACTGTGGCAAGAAGTTTGGTTTGAAAAGATCGGCTGTCGCTAAAAACAAATGGAATTGTTGTAGTTTAGAGTGCAATTCCATGCATAGAAAAAAGTTTGTCGCAGGTGAGAATAACCCAAACTATAAAGGAAAGAATGTAGACAGTGACGGGTATAGGATTTCTATCCCAGAGGTGAACGGTATTAGGGTGAAGCTTCACAGATATAATGCATATAAATCACTTGGACTTAAATCAGTCCCAAGCGGGTTTCATGTGCATCATAGAGACTGTGACGTACTAAACAATGACCCATGCAATCTTTCCATTATGACTATGTCTGACCACAATTGGCTGCACAAACAATTCGGAAATGCTACACTGTGGGCATTCATGCGAGAAAAAATAAGCATAGACGAACTTAAGTCTTGGTCTGACAATCCAGAACGAGCTGAGAGACTTCTTATTGCCGATGTTTGCTCACAAGGTGCTATAATAAGTGCAGGATCAATGATGTATGGAATGGACGCTCACCAGTCCATTGCTAGACTATATCCGGTGAAAGCTATTTTTATTCAGGAGTGCTACGAATTGAGCGAAACAAAACGCGGGTCTAATGGACTAGGATCGACTGGGGCATGAATTACTATCAACAGTTTATCACCCTAAGCCGATATGCCCGATGGTTGCCCGAATTGAATCGCCGCGAAACTTGGGGCGAAACGGTTGATCGGTTTATTGAAAATATCGTGAAACCAAAAGCACCTGAAATTGCGTCCGAAATCCGAGATGCAATTTTCAATCTTGAAGTCATGCCGTCCATGCGCGCACTTATGACGGCAGGGCCAGCCGCCGCGCGTGACAACACTTGCATTTACAATTGTAGCTATTTGCCAGTCGATGATCCGAAATCTTTTGACGAAGCTATGTTTATTTTGCTTTGCGGCACTGGCGTCGGTTTTTCTGTTGAGCGGCAATATGTTCAGAAATTGCCGGAAGTTCCTGAAAAGCTATTTGACAGCGAAACCGTTGTAATGGTTAAGGATAGCAAGGAAGGATGGGCTAAATCATATCGTCAGGTTCTTAGTTTGCTATGGGCTGGCGAAATCCCCAAATGGGACGTTTCCAAAGTTCGCCCGGCAGGTGCGAAACTAAACACGTTTGGCGGGCGCGCGTCTGGACCTGATCCGCTTGTTGATTTGTTTCGATTTACGATTGCGACATTCCGCAGGGCGATGGGCCGAAAGCTAACTTCGATTGAATGCCATGATCTAATGTGCAAGATCGGGGAAGTGGTTGTTGTTGGAGGTGTTAGACGGTCTGCAATGATCAGCCTGAGCAACCTTTCAGATGATCGGATGCGGCATTCTAAATCAGGTCAATGGTGGACGACTGATGCGCACCGGGCATTGTCTAACAATTCAGTTGCCTACACTGAAAAGCCTGATAGTGAAAGTTTCATGCGGGAATGGCTTGCGCTTATGGAAAGCAAGTCGGGAGAACGCGGTGTATTTAATCGGCAAGCCAGCAAGAAACAAGCTGCTAAAAATGGCCGCAGGGACGCGGGTTATGAGTTCGGCACGAATCCTTGCTCGGAGATCATTCTAAGGCCATATCAGTTTTGCAACCTTAGCGAGCCTGTAGTTCGGGCGGATGATACCGAAGAAACACTTGCGCGCAAAGTGCGACTTGCTGCAATTCTGGGCACGATCCAATCGACTTACACGCATTTTCCATATCTGCGCAAGATTTGGCGGGAAAACACTGAGGCGGAACGGTTGCTAGGTGTTAGCTTGACTGGCATCATGGACGGTATGATCACGTCAAGCCCCAAGCCGGGAATGTTGGAACGGCTTAGGAATGTAGCGATTGAAACCAATGCGGAATGGGCTGTAAAGCTAGGAATTGAACCTAGCTCGGCCATTACTTGCGTTAAGCCAAGCGGTACTGTGTCACAGCTTGTTGACAGTGCCAGCGGGATTCATGCTCGACATTCTGAATATTATATTCGGACGGTTAGGGGTGATAATAAAGACCCGTTGACGCAGTTCATGATCGCTCACGGTATTCCCAATGAACCTTGCGTTCAAAAACCGGGAACTACTACGGTTTTCAGCTTTCCGCAGAAGTCGCCAGTTGATGCGATTACGCGCAACGATATGACGGCCATTGAACAGTTGGAATTGTGGCTGGTGTATCAACGCGAGTGGTGCGAACACAAGCCAAGCGTGACGATTACTGTGCGGGATGATGAATGGTTTGATGTTGGCGCTTGGGTGTTTAGACACTTTGACGAAGTGAGTGGGATTAGTTTCTTGCCGCATTCCGATCATAGCTATAAACAAGCACCTTATCAGGAATGCAGTAGGTCCGAATATGAACGGATGCTAGAAATCATGCCGACTGCGATTGATTGGACTGGACTTAGTGAGTTTGAGAAAGATGACGCCACCAAGGGGAGTCAAACCATGGCATGTTCTAGTGGGGTTTGTGAGTTGGTAGATTTGTGACGTTGATCAGGTCTTGCGAGTAGAAAACTAACACTTGACAACCCACCTAGCCTGCCTTAGAAATAGGGCAGGCTTTTTTATTGGAGATATGACAAATGAGAATGACACAATCAGACACCGAAAACATGCGATCAATGGTCCAAATGCGTGACCGTAGCCCAGTTGAAAACGCGGCATATGCGCTTGGCTCATTGTCAAACGGTGACAAGCTGTTAGCTGTAGCTATGTTTAACCGCATTTGGGGGGATACATCACGCCATCAATACACAACAGTATCAATAAAATTCACAGGATATGACAAATGATCACGACCCTAACACTATCCCGCGACACTGGCGACGGATGGATTGCAACGCTTCCCAACGCGGATGAGTGTTATATCCCATATGGCGCAATCCACAACCGGGAAGGAACTGAATTCACGGCAGTTGTGACTGAAAACCGCCGTTCATGGCCGAAATGGTTTGCGGCGCGATTGCGGCCATTGTCGCAGATTAAGCCGGATGAGATCATCGCCCCGATTGGAGTGCATCATGGTTATTCCGATGTATATGAAATGGCTTATGCTGCGGGTTTGTGCGATAAACTAACTGCATATTCGCACGGAAAAGTCGCTGACAACGGCGATGGCGTTTGGTATGTGTCGGATATCAAGAAAGTATATGTAGAGGAGTTTGAGTGATGACCAACCCCAACGACCTGATCCGGCGCGGTGACGCTCTGGCTATTGTGCAAAGCATCACAACTGGACACTACGACCCGAAAGGATGGCTGCAATCAATCGCCGCCCTATCCGCCCGCCCCGATGCGCCTGATGTTCGGGTGGTGATGGTGGCGCAGTTGGAAAGGTTGTGCAATTCGCTGAACGAACTGGATGGACACAGGCGACTGGACGACGAAATCCGGGACAGCGTGATTTCTGAAATCCTCGCCATTATTGGGGAGACGAAGGAATGACCGACATCGACATCAGCCCGGAATCTGTGGAACAGCTTGCGCACCATGACGACATTGGCGGCGATGCGCTGCGTTTTGCACCAACCCTGCGCGCCCTATCCGCAGCCCTGACTAAAGCACAAGCGGAGACGGCGGCGGCGTTTGATCGGGCGGCTGTTGCGATGGGGACGTATCACTGGAACAGATATGCCAGCAAAGAAGACGGAGGCACACTGTCTAGCCCTGCGGTGTTTACATCGCATACGCACCAGCACGTTGAGAGAGCCATCCGCGCCCTCGCCACCATCGACCAATCATCTGCCCTTGCGGCTATCGAGGCAGCGGCAGAGGCGCGGGGAATGCGGAAGGCGGTGGAGATCGTTAATACCGATATTCAAAAAGTGCAGCCGGAAATGACGCGCCGTGCGCAAAGGCTGGCTGCGGCCAAAGCCCCCGGATTTCAATATGCGATCCACCGAGCCGATCTAGATGCTCGCATTTCATGCCGCGATAAAATTCTCGCCGCCATCCCACAGGATAAATGCAATGACACCTAAACAGCGATCACAATATCTGCGAACATGCGGATATAAGGAAACAGCCGACTGCATGGATAAGATGATTAATGCATTGGAAGAGATTGCCATCCGAAAAACGCTATGTACTGATGGCGGCGAGTTGGATTGGCTTATAGATGATGCAAAGGACGCCCTAAAATGAAATATTCAGCCAAACTAATCGGCCTAACACAACCAATTAATATTGAAGCCAGCGGGCCAGAGGCTTTGATTGCGTACTGCGCCCGCCGTTCAAGTGGAAAACCACGCGAAACATGGGGCGAAGATTATGAAGGCTTACTGAATTACTGCATCAGGAACAAACATTGGTCTGTTTTTGCAATGGCTGATGCTGTTGTTGAAATTGAAGCCCCGCGCGATATTTGCCGTCAAATTCTAAGGCATAAATCAGGTGATTTTCAGGAGTTTTCGCAGCGATATTCCGATGACATTAAATTCACCACGCGGGATATTCGGCGACAGGACGCTAAAAACCGCCAGTCGTCGCATGATGATTTTACGGATGATGAAAAGTCAGAGTTTGAGCGTGATTGCCTAAATGCCGCCGAAGACATGCATCGAATGTATGACAAGTGGCGTCAACGTGACGGCGCAAAAGAATGTTGTCGTGTTTTCTTGCCAGAGGGCTTGACTATGAGCAATATGGCGTTTAAGGCTAGTGTCAGGACATGGTTGCATTATCTTGATGTGCGCGATGATGAGGGCGTAACTCAATGGGAACATGTTCAAGTTGCGCGGGCTATTCGTGCAGAGATTGCGCCGTATTTTCCGGCTATTTTGGGGATTAACTAAATGAAACTAACCACAGAACGCAACACACTACACGCGGCATTGTCTAAAGCCGTGTCGATTGTTGAACGGCGCAACACTATTCCAATTCTGGCAAACGTGATGATTTCATCGCAGGACGGGCAGTTCTCAATCACTGCGACTGATCTTGATATTGAGGTCAACACCACTTCATCTGGCACGGTTGACAAACCCGGAGCAACTACGGTCAGCGGTGGATTGCTTGCCGACATTGTGGCGAAAATACCTGCTAAAAACATGATCACAATGGAAACCAAAGCGGGCCGACTGGTTATCACGGCTGGCAAGTCTGTTTTCGATCTAGCGACGATGGAAGTTGCCGATTATCCGGTTATGGCATCGAATGAATACGACCATGAATTCACCGCGCCGGGTGCAGACATTAAGAAACTGATCGACGCGCCCAAGTTTGCAATGTCAACCGAAGAAACTCGATACTACCTGAACGGCATCTACCTGCACCATGCGGGCGGCGTAACTAAGGCCGTGGCTACGGATGGTCATATGCTGGCACTGGCATCATACGCGGGCCATACGGATGAATTCCAAGGCGTGATTATTCCGTCCAAGACGGTCATGCAATTGTCGAAACTGATTGATATTTCGGACGTGACTGTATCCATCAGCGCAACTAAGATTAAGTTTGATCTTGGATCGACTGTGATTGTGTCTAAGGTGATCGACGGTGTTTTCCCGGACTACACGCGAATTATTCCGAAAAAGAATGGCAACGTCATGACTGTTGACGCTAAGGAATTGATTGACGGGATCAACCTTGTGGCTACTGTTGCGGATGATCGAGTGCGCGGGGTGAAAATGTCACTTGGCGGCGATGTAGTGGGGCTGTCAGTTGCATCTCAGTCTGGTGTTGCAGAAGATGAGGTTGCTGTTAGCTACACTGGCAAGCCGCTTGAAATTGGGTTTAACTCGAAGTATCTGGTTTCCGCGTTGGGTACTGGGGATCATACGATGGAGTTTGGCGGGGAAGGTGATCCGGCTATTATTCGTCCTGTTGGCAGTGATTTCATGGCGATTGTCATGCCGATGCGGGTTTAGGTTATGGCGGATCAGCCGAAGTTTGAATTTGTGTCAGGTGTTTCGTACACCTGCACAGTTTCTAAGTCGCCGGGATACAAGCAAGGGCAGACGTATCAAGCGTATAAGAACGAGAAAGGTCTTGTGTGTTTGAGAGGGTCTGATGGGTTTGAGGACTTGTGCAGTATGCTGGTGAGCGGGTTTAGACGGGCCACTGAGTGAAAAATAACCCGCCCGCAGTGCAGAAATGTGTTGCGGGCGGCGTTCGTTTGGGGTATGAGTGGGTATGGATATGGAGATATGAAATGACATTTTACGAACAATACCCAACATTTAACGACTACACGTTAGCTAATTGCGGATGTGAAGGTTTAAGGTATGGTCAAGCATTTTGCAATTACTTCAACATTACATGGTCTGAATTGTTCTATGAGATTGAACGATTTGAAGCCATTGCTATGATAGAGAAACATCCGCATTACAAGAAGCTACTGTAACAAAAACCCCGGACAACTCGCAAGACTGTCCGGGGTTTCGTAACATTCACTTAAACTGCGGATCGTCTAGCAGTTTTAACAATTCTTCGCGCATTGCATCTTTTCCAGCAATCATTCCTAGCAACCGCAATCCAGAATAGATGATCTTGCGCGCGTCGTATGCATCCGTGGTGCCCGCCTTGACGCCAAACCGACAGATAGCCTTGCCAATGTCTTTCAGGTGCAGCGCATACCCATGCCATTGCGACTTGGCCTTGTATTCCATAAAGTCGTTGAACGTTACCCAACCGGGTTGCAAGTCGTAGTAGGATGATGGGCCGCCGTCGCTTTCAACGCTCATTTTGCAACACCTTACACATTGCCACGATCATATCTGGGAAGTCGTCACGCCCAAATACCGCGACACGCTCATACCCGCGCATTACGTGGATTTCATTGTTTACTAGATGCCATGTCATCGCAGGATCGGCTCACTTGCTGTTAGGATTAACCCCTTGGTAGCGTCAAAAACCATGGCAGTCAAAGCGCGGCGACCTCCAAACATTGACCCGTAAGCATCCGGTGGTGCGAATGCCCGCAAAGTGTGGTGAGTAACGCCGGGGAAGTCCTGAACTTGCAAAGTGTGCTTGTGGCCCGTCAGAACGTGCCTGTCAGTCGTGTTAGACCATTCCGCGCACTTGTCTGCAATAATCATGCAAAGGCGCTGTGGCGGGGCCTTATCGCCATGATGAATAGCTATCAATGCATTCCCGTGCCGCGTCCAGAAGATTTCAGATTGTTCCATCCCGGCAACCGACGGAAAGCTGATTTGATCACTTAGTCGGTATCGTTGTTTTAGTGCGCATTTCAACGCAACGTGCGAATTTTCGTCATGATTTCCGCGAATAGTTACAACTTCGACTTTAGCATGGCGTTCGCATAGATATTCGATAGAATGGCAAACCATTTCGATTGCACTGTCAATAACTTTTTCATATCGCCCGTCTGTGTCCTGCTTATGGTGACTTGCAGGCGTTTCATTGCTGCCATCGTTAATGTGCAGAGTATCACCGCCAAGAATAACCATAGCCCTATCAGCGCGGGGAACAAGAGCAGACACGTCAACAAACGCTTGCAACATATCCTGCGCGGCTAGTTTTAGATCATAGTTTTGCCCGCGCGTTTCCTTGCCACATGCTAACATTCCAATGTGAGCATCGTAAAGTGGGTACACTGCGAATAGATCATTACCGATTGGAGAAACCGGATTAGGCCTATAGGCTGGAATGTTAGAGAACACTTCTTGCCAATCAACTGCGGCAATATCCGCCACCGCAGGTCGCAATAGCACCGAATATCCCGGTTGTGTTTTATCCCAAACAACTGATGGAACCATGCCAGTTCCGATTGCTGTCATTGCGCGAGTGATTGCGGGGTCTTGTTTTGCGCGGGCCTTGGCTCGTTTTCGTCGTGACCAAGCGGCTTGTTCGGTGCATCCCATTGCATCGACGTATGTGCGCAAGTCAAATTCATTGCTTGCGAGATATGCAACGTCGTATGATTGCGTCATACTGGATCACCCACCCCGCGCAATGTCCAATCCATACCATTCCCTACCAAGCACGACTGGCCGTCTTTGGTATCAATGATTGACACCCATCCTTGCGTTGGATGCACCCAGATAACAAGATCGGCATTTTCTGCATCGCCCATGAATACGGGCTGAAACCCGCCATCGGTTAGCGTGGCGTATGCATCGGCGCGGCCCATGCAATCGAGTGCATGAGCAGGAGCGGCGCATGATGTTAGAATTGCAAGTGCGGTATACTTAAAAAATGTCATTGCGCGTTTCCTTGATTTTCATAATGCAAAAGCGGTTCAGTGTCGCAAAGTCAATCGTTGGGTTTTTGTGTTTTTTCAGGATTTCCCAAAGTTCTTCTGTGATAAGATCATGCCAAACCATCCCTAGCAATCGCGGGATCATTTTTGAAGTCCACCCGTCATTTTCCAGTGTGATTTTTGCAACTGATTTATCAATCAAATGCGAAGTGACAAACTCACGCGCAATAGTTTCTTCAATAACTACGCCGCCAATCTCAGGCGCACCCATAGCTTTGTGGTGATCTTCTTTGAATGCGTTAGTGATAAGTTTAGCCCAAGTCACGCGGCCATACTTATTCTGGAATGAGTAGTTTTTAATAACCACCCCTTCGCCAACACCTTCACCATCACGGATCATATGCACGTTTTTATCAAGGCACTTTAGGAAGTGATCTGTAACGCCATTCCGCACGATTGCAATTGGCGCAAGATAGTCAAGTCCAGACATTGCAACTTGATCTTTGTAATTTTCATAGTGGATAAATGCGCCAGATGCTGTGTCAAAAACATCAAACACATAGAACCGCCGCCAAGCGTCGTCACGGTATGTTTTCAGGCTATGTGGCACAAGCCATTCGCCGTAAAGAATGTGGTGAGGGTATTTCTCAAAATATCCTTCAAACACGGCTGAATTATTATAAACCCAACTGCAAAATCCTGCATTATCAGATTCTACTGTCAAAACCCTGTTGCGTGAACCTGCATAAAGCCCGGCACCTTCATGCCACCAAACACTTGCATTAGTTCCGTCCAACTTGGGGAAAACGTAGCAAAAACCGGTTTCAATGCCTTCAACCTCTGACGTCCCCAGCCGCTCTAGGTGCATGTATTTTGTGAGTTCTGTCATAACACTAACCCTCCATAGGTTGTTATCCTTCCACCTAATCACATATTTGCAATGATGTAAAGTCCCGATTGTCTTGGCTTTAGGAGGGATCAGCCGCGCGGGATACAATCGGGAAAACCGCGTCATAATTGTAACATGATATCTAGACAGAAGCGAGGCGGGCTTTACCGCTATGCAGCGCCGTAGCTGTGCATACTTCCTAATCCGCTCACTAGGCCGCGTATCCTAGCTATCCTGTAAACATTCAGGCGACGGGTTTTAATCCGGCGATACCTCATAACACTGGCCGCGCACTCGTGTATAGGTGACTAGACCTATACAGTGGAAACTGACTTCTTGCGCACGGTCTTACTTACTTTAGATCAGCAGTGTTATTCAATTAAATACCGTTAGCCTATTCAACCCTAAATACATGACTGACTTAACAGTTCTATTTAGACTTATATCCCGCGACGGATCAAGCGCGGCCACAACCGCATAGAAACCCTAACTAGTATTAACGGGGTCTATGCACCTTGTTACTAAAAACAGTAGAAACGCAACTCAGGTTTTTCACCTATACCGCAACATAGGTATTGCCAAGACACTTGCAATTTTGTGCCGCCGCGTTTCTGGTGGATTGCATCGGGTGGAGCCACCGACCTATCTATACGGGTTTTAACCGTCTAATGCAACCCGCCACAAATGCGGATATTTAGTTAACTGCGGGCAGGATTCGAACCTGCACTATAGAACACCTAGTGAGGACTGGCTTACCATTCGCCAATTACATCACACCGCAGTCATAGTTTTGCCGTCTTTCCGGCATGTCATCGGTTTGCGAGATATTTGAACTTCCCGCCAACGCCTACCCGGCGCATCATATGGGCCGCCCAACCGAAAGCCACGCTAGTAACCCGAAACGGTGCGCATTGTTAAGAGGCGGAACGGGTCTTTATTCAATTACTCCGAAGCCGTCACAACCGGACGACCGGACGTATTCTCAGGAATTGCGCCATCTTCAATAGCCATAAAGAACGACGCGACGATAAAAGCGATAACCATTTCCGAAACCCTCCAAGGTTTTGTTTCTATAACCCATATCTACACCGCCCGAATCATTATGTCAACACCCCTAACGAAAAAACTTTCCAACAGCGGCAACGCCAAACATGGATAGGATAATCGACCCTTGCCACTCATTCATCGGCGTAGGCAAAGCATGAATAGTCCAGCCCAACCACGGCAAGCACGAAACCATAACCACCAACGCGATATGCACCGCCATAGCAACAGCGACGATACCGCAAGCCCACTGCAACGCCGGATTGTCGCGTGATGCCAGCTTGGTTTCCAGCGCTTTGATCTGCACATCTGCCGCAATACGGTCGCCATCGGTCTTAGCGTTTTCGCGCGCCATGTAGGCATTAGCTAGGCGGCTGGCGATACTAAACCATATCATCTACGCCACTCATTCGAACTTGTTGCCGCCGCAATTGCTCTGTCATGTTCTCAGGGGCCATCGCAGTGACCTCACAAGCCCCTTGCGCGCGCCATCCGCTACCGTCTGGCACTTCCGCCCACACGTTGTAAGCGTCACCATCACGGCCCAGATACAGCCCTTCCGCATATGATCCGTCCGGGTAGTCGATAGGCCACAGAACGGGCGTCAGGCGTTTCATTCTGAAATACACCAATCATCAGACAACATATCCGCCTGACTTGCCAACCAAGGGACAACGTAACCTTGCGCAGTCTTCATGTCGATATGTGCATGATATTGAATTTGAGTTCCTTCACCCATAATAGATAGCAGCGGCTCACGATTTACAGTAAAAGTTGACCCATTTACAAGGAAAAGAAACATGCCTTTGCCGTTCCACCCTTCGCGCGCAACTCGTTTACCGTCTTTCAGTGCCTCAATAGCTTGCCCAAAATTCACAACTTCCACTCCCGTTTTTTAGCCAACGTATAAATAACCTCGACTGCCCCACCGATGCCGATTGCAACAATCGTGATCACATCAGGATCAGCCGCAAGAATGCCAGCCGTATCCGCACCAACAACTAGGCCCACGATATACCGCACAATAATTCGCGCGATTGGCGCATAGTCCATTATCGTTTACCCCCAATAATGCGGAGAATAGCCGCAATAATCGCCGCAAGCCAGTTTGGCTTGCCATCAGATACCGATGACACGTCCTTGAGAAACAACGCCCGTTCTTCAATGCGCCGATTGGTAAGCCCGCGCAAAACCTGTCCGCCTGCCTTATTCCAAAGCAAAAAAGCGTCCGCCGCTTCTTTCTTATGGCCTTCATTGAAAAACCGCAACACGCTGGACTTACCAAACGCGCCGGGTCCGATGTTATATGCTAGTGAAACCATTGCGCCAAATTCGTTTTCATTCGGTTGTCGCGTCATTTTGGCACGAATACTATCACCAAACTTAGTAACCGCCGCCCGCAGGAATGATTCCGCCTGACTTTCACTGATATTCATTCCGGCTTTAGGATCAATACCAACTCCCGCATTTGCAGTCGTGCCATATCCGATAGTCCAAATTCCAACCGCATCTTTATACGCAGTGGCGCGGAAACCTTCCCATTTTTTAATCAGGTCCAGCGCTTCTTTATTAATCATTTCTTCAATTCCTCTACCTTGTATTCAATCAATGCCAACCGAGTATGAACGCTTTCCAACTTGTCAACCTTTTCACCAATAGCGTCTATCTTGGTTATCAACTCTTTGGCAATATCAGGCTTACTATCAGACCGCCCGAATGACTTCCATGCGATGAACCCAACGGCAACCAACGGTAATCCGTAAGTCTCAATTAGCCATTTAAGCAACGTTGCATCGACTGGCAATTTTAACGCCTTACTGATTCATACAAAACCTTACTATGGAGCATTACAAGGCACATTGAATAAATCCCGATGCCATAGTCGCCGCCATAGAAGATACATGACA